TGCAGAAGATCGGTTAGATGGAACCTTTTTTGAAATGCTTGCTTTGAAACGAAAGATTGAAAAAGGAGAAATTACTCCAGAACAGGCGACTCAAGTGATAGGTCAGAAGCTACATCAACGGTACATTCCTGAACACTCTGAACCTCAGGCTCAACCTCAGGCTCCGACACTAACGTATGAGGAATACTACAGGCAGACTCGCTAGAATCCCAAATTTCATACTCTTCTGTGCTTTTGCAAATCAAGAAAAAGTAGTTACGAAGTTCGTCCCATGTGCAATCCTTCATTGCATAACACTTAACTCTGCTTAATCCAAGACCATCAATGATTCCACATAAGTCTTCTTTGGACATACTGTTTTCCAAAACAAAGAAGTCATTTTTAGGGTTTGTATAAAGTTCTCTCAGGGGCTCTATACATTCAATAAGTGCCTTGTATCCTAGAATACAATACTGTTTTGTATGATCAAAGTTTAAGACTGAATTACAGAACTTTCCTTTGAACTCTTTGCGTTTCCAAATAGGAAGCGTCCACCAAGCGTATTCAGGTGTTTCATGGCAACCCAATGACTTCATATGATCATCAATCTTGTATTCAGCGTATCCTTGTGGAACAATAAACTGAGGACCTAGTCGGTTGATTTCTGAATTGCGGATGAGCGAAAAGTTGTTCCAACCATCATTCATATACTGAATGTAAGCAAGTTTGTGAACTCGTGCCATCTTTGTCTTGACTGATGTTCGCATAATCAACTCTTGATCATCGCAGATTGGAAGATATTCACAATAGTTTCCAATTTCATTCAATACAGAACGTTTCCAAATACGAGGATGATTTGGAAGTCCAACAATATGACTCAATGAAACATTGTTAATGTTAGGTGATGAAATGACATTAACCCAAACTCCATCATGTTTTTGACAATAGTATCCGGCATATCCTAATCCAAAATGGTCTCCATAAGTATGTGGCCTTTTATCTTCGTATAAGTGTCCTGTATCCATGTAAACAAATCCAACTTGTGGATCTGTTTGAAATGCCTTCACTGCATCTCCAAAACAATCTGGAAGGATTTCATCATCGTGATCGAGTTCAAGAACATATTTACCTCTACACATTGAAGCCACTTCGTTCTTCACATTACCAATATTTCCTCTATTCACAGCTCTTCGATAGAGACGAACACGAGGATCTTGACCGACTAGTTCTTTCAAAAAAGCAAAGTGCTTTTCATCAGGCGAATCATCTAACACAATCCATTCCCAGTCTTTCATAGTTTGTTTCTTCAAACTTTCGTAGGGACGAAGAAACTTATGATAGGAGTTGTAGCATGTTGTGAATGCAGAAAAGATAGGACGTGTCATTTCATGAGGAATCAATGTGTTATGAATGTAGCAATAGTTGACTCCACGATTAAAAGCATCCAAATCCTCAATAGATTTGAAATGAATCCATCTCATTCGCATACGATTCACAAGTTCATTCATAGATACATAATACTCTTCCTCAGTTTCTCCATATGTTACTAAAATGTGATAGTTACAATCAAACATTTTTAAGATATCCTTTGGATCTGAGGTAAAATTCAAATTACAGTTCAACTTCTCTTCATTTACACTGAGAAATGTGTCGATCGCGGCATACTTCTCATATCTGAAAAAAAGTATATTAGGATATTTCATTACGTATTCACTCTTGTTTATGTTTAACTTCTTATCCTTTCAATTCTGTACGAAGCTCCATCAACATAGTTCCTAGAACATTCTTACCAGGCCATTTTGAAGGATCTTTTGCTTTTGAAGTGTCTGCAGAAGTTCCGATTGACCAGTATTTATCACGTGCAGATGCTTCACCAATAGAACGTGTTCCTGTTTCCAATAATTTAGTTTTGAGGTCTGGATGTTGAATGAACTTTGCTTTCAAAGCAGTTCTCATAACACCATCTTTAGTCTTCTCCCATTCTTCTGCAACGAAATCCTTGACTTTCTTGCCTAATGCCTTAACAGCTTTGGGTGAAGGTGTTTTCAAAATCTTGGCTGCCGAAGCTCCATCTCCAAACTGAGTTGCTTTTGCCCATTGAAAGTAGTGCTCCACTGTTGGAAATGTGATTGAATTCACTTGAAAGGGTGCTTCATACATATTCGACAACACTCGCCATTCACCCTTACCTTCATCTGCTCCTAAGAACAAGACCGGTTCCTGACCAGGCTCAACAACTTTCTTTACAATTCTCTTTTTAGCAGGTGGTTTCTTTTCAATTACCTGTTCACTTCGTTCATCCTTCGGTGGCTCTGAGGGTGGCTCTGCAGTCTCAGGTTCAGCGACAGGAATTTCAACTTCTTGTTTTTCAGTGATCTTGGGCTCCTTGGATCTCTCAAACACAAAGCTTCGATGTAAGAAACTGAATGCCTGATGCTCTTGAGTCAGCAGAATTTTGTTCTGACCTGCATAGTGATCTCCAAACATAGTAGTCGATACTAAGTTGTATCCATGCTCTTTGAGAACTTCAGTCATCTTTTCAAAGGGCACTAAGTACTCTTTTTGAGGTTGCTCAAAGCTTTCTAGATGAACTGAAATCGCATTTCCAAAGGTTTCAACCCATCCTTGTCCATCGTCGTATTCCTTCACAAACTCACCAAAGACTTGAGATCCTGATCGAAACATATGACTCTTCTTTCCAAGCATCAATGCATAGACTGAAGCTCCATCCAAACACGTTCCAAAGAACAATCCTTTACCGTGATTTTCAAGATTGGTTGCAAATGCTTTAAAGGACTCATCAGATTCACATGCATAGTGAATCGCCATTTGACAAGAGATTGTATCAAACTCAGTCTTACCTGCAAAGTTCTGAAGATAAGGAGTTGGAGCAGGTTCAGCTCCTGATACAATGTTTGCATACTTTGCGTCTCCTTCAAAGAGAGGTTTGGTCATATCTCCGCAGATAAACAGAACTGGAGGAAGGTAATCTGTTGGATGATTTGCCTTCTCTTTCAAGTATCGAACACAAGCCCCCTGACGAGGTGATGTTATACAGGCCATAGAGGAATCAATACCTACAACTCGTGAAGGTTTAGTTCTCTTCCACTTAAGAAGATCACCTGCTCTTCCAACAGCTAGCTCTAACAATGCATCTCCTTGTTTGATTGCTGATTTATAGAGTTCATCTTTGATGCGATTGTGAAATCCGTAGACATCTTTCAAGATTCGGTCTCTTGCATCCAAGTTGTCTCTGTAATAGAGATCATCTTCAAAGGTTGCATCAGGTGGAGCATCCACTAAGTTTCGGATCATTTCTTCAGTGATAGGCACATGAATGTTGGTCCAGATTGAATCGGCCACTGCGATATCGTTACCAAACTGAGGACGTCCTAACACGCGATACTGATGAGTTTTGTCGTACCGGGTTCGCATAATGTTCCAGCGTCCAAGTTCAGTATTGTATGAACACTCAATGATGGTGTTATCTTCTACGCGATTACCTTCCATATCCACTGGAATTCCACGATCGTTCAGAGGTAAACTAATCACATGTGCTTCAGGTGCACGTGGGACCGATGGTTGAAAGGGAGAAGGAATACGATCACGACTTTCAGCTTGAACTCGTTCCTCTTGTGAAACTATTGGAGCAGCATATTCACCCGTCATAGTTTCACATGGATAGACGATATCTCCAGGAGTTCTTGAAATATACAATGTTCCTTTGACAACACGCTTACCTAGGGTTGTATCAAAGCTCTCACCATTCTTGAACTTCACAAGAAAGTCAATACTGTTATGAGAAGCAGGTTTCCATTTATAAACTGTTGTCCATGTCTTACCCTTACGTTCATTCATAGGTCCAACGGGTGAAGAACGAGGTGTGAAGACCAAACCATCTGTAGGATACTCAAACTTTGTATCCAAGATCTTACGGACAGCTTCTTGCATAGCAGGTCCATCTCCAGCAAGGAACATTTTTGTAACGATTCTCAATGGCTTTCCACCTGGACTTGAAGTGAAGTCTTTTGAGAGGTCACCGACAAAGGATCGAGCGCATCCAAGACGTGATTTGCTCATGTCATCTTCAGAAGTGAAGAGTGGTAATCGTCTTACATCTCGGTTGCGATACCAATAGACATCGAAGATACAGAACTGGTTTCGATCTGCAAGATACTCACCGTCTAGAATGTC